CCGAAGCAGTAGCGGGGGTGTATGTACCGCGAACGTCACCAGTGGTGGTGGTTGCAACAGCAGTGTCTGCGGCGACAAACGTACCAGCATCTTGTGCCAGTGTGTTGTTGCTCTTGACGCTTGCAACGTAGGCCACGTTGAACACGCGAACTGGCAGACCCAGAACATCGCTTGTACCAACAACAGCGGCAGTGGCAGAGCCAGCAATGGTCACGCTAGTGATAGCAAAGAACGCCTTCTTGCCAGTTACAGCAGTACCAGCGGTCGCAACAGTAATCACTTCGCTCATGGCTTGACCGTAATAGTCATAGCCGTTCACAGTGAAAGCGCGAGCAGTTGTCGAGCAGTTCACTTTGATTGCGCGAGGCAAGTCCAACTGATACAAAGTAACGCCACCAGCAGTGGTGACAGACTTCACAGAAGTACCAGCAGTTAACGTCAGAGCGCCAGCGGCGGCAGGTGCTTGCGATGCGGCGATGTTGTTGGTCACAGCGGCTTGAGGAATAACATCCCAGACGTAGATGCGACCGACTGGGCCAACACCCAAATCCATTGGAGATGGATCATCAAAAGCAATGTTGCCGTGGGCAGTCATTGCGGTGCTGGCAGCAGTCACAGATTGGTTGATCGTGTATGTTCCGAGGCCACCAGTGCCAGTGCCGAATGCAGTGATGTAAGTGCCGTCGGTCACGTTGGAGCCGTCAACAAACATACCTACTGCGATTGGAGCACCTTGACCCAATACAGTAACGGTCAATACGTTACTTGCCATTGTGCCAGTGAATGTGGTGGTGTAGGGACGGATACCCGTACCCATGAAAGTTTGTGCTGGGCCTAAGAATAGGTCGTCTGAATATTGGGGCATTGTCTTCTCCTTGAAAAGTATGACAACTACAAATTAACAAAAAAGGGGCTGGGTGTTATCCCAACCCCCTGTGACGCTTTAGACGCCGGGTGTGCCGTACATGGCACGCCAGTCAGTGAAACCAACTTGGTAACGCTCAGTGGCCTTGTAACGCATGGAGTCGGTTTCGAAATCGCCTTCCATGGTCTTTTCCAACTTGCGACGCATCAAGAGCTTCATGCCTTCTGGAGCGTCGGTCTGCACCCACCATGCGGTAGATGAAGTCAAACGAGACAGAACTGCTGCGCCCTCGTCCAACAAGCCAATAGACTTGATTGGGTTGACGTCATTGTTGCCTGTACCTGCACGCAAGACAGACTTCAGCAAAACTTCAGCTTGGAACACGTTGCCCGGTGCAACCACCAGTTGACGAGGAACCAAACGGATCTTCTTGCCGTTGTTGTCCACAGCCTGACGGATCTGGATCAACATTTGTTCCAAAGAAGTCTGGCTCAGGTTAGCAGCGGTAGTCAACAAGTTGCTGACAGTGCCGTTAACGATTGGGTGCGAAGCAGAGTTCAACTGCACGCCGTCGCCGCCGGGGTAAGCCGAGTTGAACGCACGGTTCAACACGTTAGCCGACAGAGTTTCTTTGGTCTCAATCAGGGACTGAGCCAAGTGACGGGCATAAACCTGACCGATACGGATGTGGTCGCCGTCTTCCACCAACACTTTGGTCAATGCGAAGGCGAGGCCATACACGTTGTACACATAGCGTTGCAGGAACAGGACACCACCTTGTTGGTACGAAACCGGAGTGCCGTCAGGCAACTGAGGAGCCGCGCCAAAACCGTACAAGACGGGTTCTTCGTGGTAGTTGCGTGGAATACCTTCTTGCTCGCGGAAAACGCGAGACCATTCATCGGTACGTTGATCATAGACTCCGTCGAAACATTCGTTGAGGATAGGCTCAACGATCGAGCGGAAGTCCGTACTGCGCATTGGTGCGGCCATGATTGGACTCCTTAGAAGGCGTTAATGGTTGCAACGTACTGGCTGCGGCTCACTTGAACCTGAACCACAGTGTACGCATCGCCCCAAGCATTGTCTGCATAGGGGGCCAAGTTGATAATACGCATATCGCCAACTGCACCAGAACCAACCAGCGAAGAGGAAATAGTGCATTGAGACAAGCCAGTAGTGGTTGAGCCAGCAGTAATGTTACTGAAGTTGGCTTGGTCACCGATGGAAGTCTGTGCCAACGAACCGTCACATTGGATTTCATACACAATGTTGGGGTCGCTGTAGTAGTAAGTCACTTGCGAACCAGTTTGGTACGAAGTGCTTGCAGTCCATTGGTTGCTGATTTGACGACGACCAGAGTTGTCAGTCCACTCGCAACCAGCAAAAGCGCCTTGGTAGGCACTGCCAGCAGTTGCGGCGATGATGTTGCCTGAAGTGTTCAGGGCGACGGGTTGTCCTTTGAGGATACCCGAGCTATAGCCAGAGGCGATACCGTTGGCAAGTGCCACTGCGCGATCCAGACCCGTAGGATGGAACGCAGGACGCATACCGAACGGAGCATTTGTTGCAGACATAGTCTAACTCCTAGTTCATTAAACAACCTACCCCGCGAAATGCGGTGCAGGAATCGGTTTGTCAATCTCGCCCAGACCTTCGCCTTCTATCTGACCGAGGCTTCTGCCCCGGCTATCGCGCCCAACATTCTGTTCTGCCTGAAGTCGAATTTTGTTCGCTTCCTCAAGCGGAGCTTCATGGTGGAAATGAGCCATCACTTCTTGGTACAACTCCATAGGAATTTTGTACAGCAACATCTCATTACACGCAATATAACCTTCGTGATCGCCAGCCTTTACACGGTTATTGCGCATGTCAGGTAACTCATCCGCTTTCACGGGAACGTACCCAAGGCGCATCCGTTTATCGATGCTGTCGTAACTATTGGTCGTCGATAACCAGCAAACGTGCCACCCCGGCATATCCGGGACTCCGGGCAGTGCGCTTTGTGTCCATTCGTCCTTCCACATCTTGCGACGCTCATCTGACGAAACGAACTTATCCTCTGGAGCCTCACGAATCGTGTCGCGACTAGCGCGGTTCTCGCGCCCACCAGCAGAAAGTGTCTTTTTTAAACGTGAATCCATTTTTAACTCCTATATCCGTTATTGCGTGCTTCAGTGGCGTAGCGTCGAATCATCGAAGCCCGTTTCTCTGCGTCATCCCACATGCCTGCATCTTTCATAGCCCTCACCTGATCTGCCGATAAGGTGAATTGGTTTGCCTTGCCACTAATTGATGCAGACTCGCGGCCTGAACTCATCACTGCATTTCGCGGTTTGGAGCGAGGTCTCTCGTCTGTGTCACCAGTATAACGGTGAGGAACTACTCTTTGCAAGCGTCTGTCAAGTTCTTCCCAATATTCGGCAGTTTTGGGGTCATAACCCTCTTCCGCCAAGATGGAATCCTCGTTCAAAGCTCGCTTGGAGTCTGGGTCACGCCCGTTAGGGTCGTACCACGGATTATTCGCCATCCAATTGCTGGCATGGCGCTGTAATTGCGGGTCTGGAGCCTGAATCGTGCGCTGTTGAGGCTGGGCAACCACTCGTTGCTTGGCGCTTTCCAATGCCTCATGCTGGCGTCGGGCTTCAAACCACATCTCTTGCGCAGAAGTCAGCAAATCACCGTTGCCAGTCTCAGTGGCTTCTTTGATCTTCTGCTTGGCAAACAAAATACGGTCGGATTGGTCTTCAATCGCTTGATTGAGCCTTGCCATGTCCGTGCCTTGGCTCTTTTTCTCCAAAACAGACAGGCGCTCAAGCAAATTCTGGTTTGTGCGGGTCAAGAGGTCAAGTTTGACATCCTTTTCCGTAGAAACTTGCTTGTGGTACTCCTTGCGGCGGTGTCGTTTCAAGCGTTTGGCTTCTCGCAAAGCCTCGGCATCCTCGTCAACCGCTCCACCAGCCATCATTTCCTGACGACGGGCGCGTTCGTCGGCTTCATCAGAGCCAACTTCGTCATTTGCTACAGGAGAGGGGATACTTGGCGGCAAATCAATGGTTGCCGAACCGTCCTGCTCCTCCTGAATGACGATAACTTCTTGCTGTGCAGCTTGGGCTTCGGTACTCATACAAACGCCCTCACTTCTAACGGATTACCCGTAATCTTGGCAATGACTTCGTGGTCGTTGAGCACCATGAATTCGACGTTTTCGTCGTCGCCATGGGGTACAACCCAGCGGTCACCAGTCCATTTGGGCACGCGCAGGTAGTCACCCACATCACACCAAATGCCTTCCACCCATGGCTCCATCGTGTCGCGCTTTTTAAACGCCAATGGCCCCAAGGCAACTACACGGCCAACAGGGTTCTGAGCCCTTTCGGTTTCGCGAGTCTCTTCAGGAAGAATAATCCCAGATTCGGTCATTCGTTTTTTGGCTTTGCGCAGTTGAACCAACACACGCGCACCAAGGGGAATCGCTCCGGGGTCTACATCAGGAAATGAATCCCGAATATCAGCGGCATAACCCGCTTCCGTGCTATCTGTCATTGTCATCTTCTTTCAAAAGATTGTTGATAATTTCAAGGGATCGCTCAAGCCCACTGTTTTCTCCGACTAAGCGTTGGTATGCAGCAAAGTCTGGCGCATTTCCATGAGCCAAACCCGCCGCAATCTCTGCCTGACGCACTTTTACAGCACTAATAATGTCGGAGATCAGCTTCATGCGTTGCGCTTGTCAACACCCTTGTTCTGGGAGAAATTCCCATGGTCGCTGTTAGCCTCTGGCATGGTCGCTTTCGATTGCTCTTTAAATGTTTCACCAGTCACCCATGCGCCTGCGGCCATACGGGTGTGTTGACGTACCTGCTCTGATTGCAGTTCTTTAACTTCTTTTTCCATTTCATTCTCCTAAGTTTCGTTGGGTTACGTTTTGCAGTTTGATTGCTGTATCTTCCTGCTCTTTTTGCAGTCTGACCTCGTCCACGGTCAACTCTGCGGTCTTGATCCGCTCTTGGGTCAAGTTGTTCTCGGCATTCATGGCAATGTCAGCCTGCAATTTCTTGTCGTCTTGCTGGGCTTTTGCCTGCATCTGCTGAACTTTGATGGCGTTGCTTGCCTGATCTGCGGCGGCGCGGCGCTGGGTCTCTGCCATAGACGCCTGCAACACAGCCTGAGATTCGCCATCCATGGGTGGAGGAGGGGGCGCAAACTGTTGCATGATCTGGCCCAGTTGTTGCAGTGCAGGCATAACGCCTTTGAACACTTGTTCGGTGTCCAACTTAACGTGGTCTGAGGCCAATGCAATTGCAGCATCGATCTCTTTTGCCAGCTTGCTGTCTTCGTATCTGCCCAGCTTGAGGTTTGTGCCTGCGGTGACGTAGCTTTGCATCTGTTGGGTGTACCAAAGGATCATGTGCTGCTTGATGTGTTCCAGTGCTTGCGGGATGTATTGCTGTGCAATCAGCTTGTTGGAGCCAAGCATCGGGTCAAGGGCAAACGACAAGTGGGTCTGGATGTGGGCCAACTGATCCTGACGGGGATAAGCGTAGGCAGGGCGTCCAAGAGCCATGGCGGCGTTCTCGTCTGCGGCATTCAACTCGGCAGGCTTGTTGCTGTTCGGCATCAACTCGTTGACGTTCGGAACTTTGAGTTGCCTGAGCATACGGCTGACCACAGCACGCTGATCAAAGATCTGCGGGAACTGTGTAGACAACTGCATGACCGACTGCATCTGGCTGATACGCTGGGTCTCAGAGAAGATGTGTGGGTCGCTGACAGGCACAACGTCGCTGTTGCGCTTGAAGTCTTCACGCTTGATAGGCAACTCGGCCACGATGTCACCACGGCGTTGCTCATCCAAGTGCCAGCGGTTGATACGGCCAAGGATGTGCAGGACTCGGCGTTGGCTGTCGTGCAGGCGGGAGTGGATTGAGGAGAACACCACAGCGCCCTGCTCAATCAGAGCCTGCGCAGTGCCCACAGGCATGTTGTTGCCAGCGTTGGCAATCTTCTCTTCGGCGGTGGTCACCACGCCCTTGGCGGCGTCTGTCAGCCAACCAAGCAATTGGAACAGGACTGGGCTTGGTGGGTTGAATGGCAAAGGCATGGCGATCTTGCGAACGTCGTCCACACCGATACCGCCTTCAATCTCGGTCACCTGAGTGATCTCAATCTCGTCTGTCTGGCCTGAAATTTTTGCGCCCTTCAACTTCAGCATTGTGGCTGAGTTGGTGATGTGCGCAGTATCCATCAAGGCCCGTAATGCGCCCGTGGTGGCCGCAGCAAGACCTCCGATGAGGTGAGGTAGCCCGATGGCGTATGCGCCCCTCCAAGGGATGAATTTAAACTCAACCAGCCAATCGAGCTTGGTCATGGTCTC